GGGGGGAGGGGGTGTGTGTGGTGTGAGAGATTTTGTGGTGCCTCCCATCCACAAGAAAAGCCAAATTAGACTTTTGCCAACAAGCAATGATTGGCTTTGAAGAAAAGGGGAGCAGTAAAGTACAGGCGTAGCAAGGCAGTCGTAGCAATTCTCATGGTCTTGAGAATCCCTTGACTAGGGTGGGTGTCGTATAGCGTACAGAGTTAAGCAGACTCTGTGGGGCTTCAGGTCGTATTACTGTTGAACAGTGCGTACCGCTTTATAGCCACCGCCCTTACTTCCTGGTGAGGATTTGTTTGGGCAACCGAATATCTCATGCCTTTGAGGGTGCGACTGCCACACCCGACATCCCTTTACTTGTCACGCCAATCAGTTGTATCCGTGTTGGATTTGCCTATATTACACGCTTCACAAAGCACTTGCAAATTGTTTATGTCAAGTTCCTTGTCTGGGTACTTTGATCTGGGAAGGATGTGATCCACATGGATGTAGCCACCAGTTTCACCACAAGCCTGACACTTCTTGCCAAACTTGACCAAAGCCTTGTACCGAACATCTCGCCATTCCCTTGTCTTGTAAAACTCTTTCCACATCCCCGGCACATAGGCAGGAGGTGGCTCAAATACTGGAGCCTTCTTGACAACCTTCTTTTGCATAGCCCAAGCTATTTGAGAAGCCTTCTTGTTTATCAGTGCCTGGATGACAGGACTAGATTCTGCTAATTTTGCTAATGTTTTCTTAGCCTTGGCTGCATCACGCTTGCGCTTTTTCTTGTGAGCGTCTATTGCTTTCTGGCTGTAAAGGTAAATGCCCATGAAAAAAGCCCTTTAGGAGTGATACAGTCGCGTCCCCCGAATGCTCAGAGGCTGTACCACTTCTAAAAGGCTTCATCTGACGCGAACAGATATCTACACTGTATCAGGGTTTACCCCACTTGTCAAACAAAAGAAAGTGAGTTACATTGTTGTTGCCAAGACGCATGATGATTGTTCCTAGGTACTATTAGGAATAGTCACCAGCCGTGTTGGTGAGAAGCATTGAAACAGAGTAGATCATGTGTTCCCACTGAACGACATGGCGAAGCTGGTGGCTAGAACTGTGGTGAAACCGCCCACCAACAACCTAAATTAACCTCAAGGAGATTGATATGCCTAAAGGCTTCCCAAAACGAGCAGACCAACTAACACCTCTTGAGGGCGGCGGTGGAGGTGGCGGCTCTTCAAGTCTAATGAAAGAGTTGATTGGTGGCGCTGGAATTCTTGGTGGTATGTACGGCGTTGGTCTTGCAGATCGTGAGGCCACAAAAGAAGCAGATAAAGAAAGAAAAATGAATAGCCGTGAGCAGTATGAATATGAAAAATCAGTTGGCGATCCAAATGCTTTAAAGCTATCATTTGAAGAATGGAAAAAACTTTGAATGTTTTGGATGCACTGCCAAACAACCTAAAGAAAAAAGGTCGCCCCAAGGGGGCTGTGAACAAGAAGTTCACTATGTCTACCTATGCTGAAAGACCTGCGGCTCTCCTGCCAAAGACTGAAGTTCAGCGCATCAAAGAACTCAAAGACCTCCTGATAAACAGCGCAGGTTCCAATGTTGTTCACAAAGCAATCGAGATTGCCATGAATGATGAACACCCAGCACAGGCGGCTATGCTCAAACTCTGTATGGATAGGATGCTTCCTGTCAGTCTGTTTGAGAAAGAGGGCAAGCAAAGGAATGCCGTTACCATCAACATCACAGGCATTGGTGGCGTAGAGATTGAACCCTTGCAAGATGTGACTGATGTAGAAACAAAAAATGTCTGACCTCAACTTCTCACTCCTTCCTTGGCAACAAACAGTCTTTACTGACAAAACAAGGTTTAAGGTTGTGGCTGCTGGTCGGCGTTGTGGCAAGTCTAGGTTAGCGGCTACTACGCTAATCATTGAAGCATTGCGTTGCCCAGCAGGAAGTGCAGTTCTCTATGTTGCGCCTACCAATGGACAGGCACGGCAGATCATTTGGGATGTATTGTTAGAGATTGGACGGGATGTTATCCAAAACAGTCACATCAACAATATGGATATCACCATGATAAATGGTGCAAAGATTTATGTTCGTGGTGCTGATAGACCAGATACCCTGCGGGGGGTGTCTCTTACCTATGCGGTACTAGACGAGGTTGCGGACATTAAGCCTGAAGCCTGGGAGCAAGTCATCAGGGCATCTTTGTCAGACAAAAAGGGCAGAGCCATATTCATTGGCACACCCAAGGGTCGCAACTGGTTCTATGATCTGTTCAAGATGGGCCAAGAGGAATCTGATCCTGATTGGAAGTCCTGGCACTTCACAACCAAAGACAACCCATTGATAGACCCAACTGAGATTGAGTCTGCCAAGAAGACGCTAAGTTCATTTGCTTTCAAGCAAGAGTACTTGGCATCCTTTGACAACGCAGGAAGCGATGTTTTTAAAGAAGATTGGATCAAATATGGTGTGGAACCTGAGTATGGTAGTTACTTCATTGCAATCGACTTGGCAGGATTTGAAGAGGTGGCTAAACAAGCTGCTAACGCGAAAAAAAGACTAGACGAGAGCGCCATTGCAGTGGTCAAGGTCACTGATGATGGCAAGTGGTTTGTCAAAGAGATTGACCATGGGCGGTGGGACATTCGAGAAACTGCTGCCAAAATCCTGATGAAGATGCGGGATTACAGGCCAATTTCGGTAGGAATCGAGCGTGGGGCACTTAAAAACGCTGTTTTGCCCTACCTCAGTGACCTGATGCGGAAAAATAATGTATATTCGCACATAGTTGACCTAACGCATGGCAACAGGAAAAAGACAGACAGAATCATCTGGAGTCTCCAAGGGCGGTTTGAGCATGGGCGTATTGTGCTGAACTCAGAGGAAGATTGGGATGACTTCACTGACCAACTCTTGATGTTTCCTGCCAATGGCGTACACGATGACCTTCCTGATGCTTTGAGTTATATTGACCAATTGGCTGTAACATCTTACTTTGAGAGTGAAGAAGATGAAGAGTGGGAGCCTGTAGACATCATATCGGGGGTTTAATGGCAACAGATAATCAAGAAAAGCTAGAGCAAGGTGAGTTTTATGAGCCTACACAGGCTGATAAAGACCTGACTGATTTTGTTACTGACCATTGCAACCGCTGGCGTGATTGGAGAGACACCAACTACCTGCCTGATTATCTGGAATACGAGCGCATCTTTCGTGGTCAGTGGGCATCTGAAGACAAAACCCGTGAGTCTGAGCGTTCACGCATCGTAACCCCTGCCACCCAACAAGCTGTAGAGACTCGCCATGCTGAGATCATGGAAGCTATCTTTGGTCAAGGCGAGTTCTTTGACATTCAAGACGATATTCGGGATGTGAACAACAACCCCATTGATGTGGGCATCATCAAAGCTCAGTTGATGGAGGATTTCAAGCGAGACAAGATTCGCAAATCCATTGATGCCATTGAATTGATGGCAGAAATCTACGGCACAGGCATTGGTGAGATTGTCGTTAAGACTGAAAAGCAGTATGTACCCTCTACTCAGGCAATTCCTGGGCAGATGGGCCAAGCTGCCATTGGAGTAGTGGAAAAAGACCGCATTGCAGTCAAGATTTCACCTGTAAATCCAAAAAACTTCCTCTTTGACCCAAACGGCACCTCAGTTGATGACTGCATGGGAGTGGCGATAGAGAAATACATAAGTATTCATAAAATTGTTGAAGGCATTGAGCGTGGAATCTACCGCAAAGTAGACATTACGCCCACTTATGAAGACACTGACCTAGAGGCTACTCAAGAAGTGAGCCAGTACCAGGATGAAAAGGTGCTTTTGCTCACCTACTATGGTCTGGTTCCACGGGAATACCTAGAGAATCTTGAGGAAAACAGGAATATTGTTGATTTATTCCCTGAGAGTTCCGCTGCTGAGGAATATTCAGACATGGTTGAGGCCATTGTCGTGATTGCCAACGATGGGCAGTTGCTCAAAGCAGAGGCAAATCCTTACATGATGAAGGACCGCCCTGTTCTGACATACCAAGATGACACTGTTCCCAATCGTCTTTTAGGGCGTGGCACAGTGGAAAAAGCCTTCAATATGCAAAAAGCTATTGACGCTCAGATTCGTTCTCACTTGGATTCATTGGCGCTGACCACCAGCCCCATGATTGCAATGGATGCAACCCGTCTGCCCCGTGGTGCTAAGTTTGAAGTCAAGCCTGGAAAAGCCATTCTCACCAATGGTGCGCCTTCAGAGATTCTGTATCCATTCAAGTTTGGGCAGACTGATGGCAACAACATGGCGACTGCCAAGGATTTCGAGCGAATGCTCCTGCAATCCACCGGAACTTTGGATTCTCAAGGCATGGTTACTGCTGGTGCTAGAGACATGGGCCAAGGTGGTATGTCTATGGCTATCGCCACCATCATCAAGAAGTACAAGCGCACTTTGGTAAACTTCCAAGAAGACTTCTTGATCCCATTCATCCAGAAGGCAGCTTTCCGCTATATGCAGTTTGACCCAGAGCGTTACCCCTCTGTGGACATGACCTTTATTCCTACTGCCACCCTTGGCATCATTGCCCGTGAGCATGAGCAACAGATGTTCATTGGCTTGCTTCAGACCCTTGGCCCTAACACCCCTGTGTTGCCATTGATTTTGAAGGGTGTTTTGGCTAATTCTTCACTGACCAACCGCTATGAACTGATGGAGCAGTTGGACAAGATGAGCCAACCTAATCCGCAAGCAGAGCAAATGGCTCAAGTACAACAACAGTTGGCTATGCAAGCTGCACAGGCTCAGATTGCTGTGAATGCAACCCAAGCTGAACAGAATCGGGCAGAAGCTGAGAAATTGAAGGTAGAGACTCAGTTGATGCCTCAAGAGATTCAGGCCAAGAACATGGCGGCAATGACCAAGAACCTGCCAAACCAAGACGATGCTGGTTCAAAAGAGTTTGATAAGCGGGTTAAGATTGCTGAGTTGATGTTAAAAGAAGCCGACATTAAGAACAAGTCCAAGATTGTTGAGTTGCAAATGGCTGACAAGAAGGGCAAAATGTCGAGCGTTGAAGATGAATTTCTCAATCGTCTTTCTCAGGAACTCAGATAATGGATATTGCCGATCTTGAGCGTAAGTTAGGAATTGATGGAATCTCTGCTGAACAGCAGATGGA